ACATCGCGTGGCGGGCGGACGAGATCGTCGCCGCCACCCTTCCCGGCTCCCGCGTCTCGGGCGCGCTGATCCGCGTGGCCGGCATCACCGGCACCATCCGGGGGCAGAAGCACAACCCGCCCGGCGGGGCGGCCCCCATTCGTCCGGACATCGTCCTGGTGGACGACCCGCAGACGCGGGAGTCGGCCCGCAGCCCCTCGCAGGTGAAGCAGCGGCTCGACATCATCCGCGGCGACATCCTCAAGCTGGCCGGGCCGGGGAAGAAGATCTCCGGCCTCCTGCCCTGCACCGTCATCGAGCCCGAGGACCTGGCCGACCAGATGGTCGACCCCGAGCGCAACCCGGAGTGGCAGGGCGAGCGCATCCCGATGCTCAAGAGCCTGCCGACCCAGATGAAGTTGTGGGAGGAGTATAACCGCATCCGCGAGGCGGCACTCAAGGACAAGGGGGACATCGCAGCCGCCACGGCGTTCTACAAGAAACATCGCAAGGCCATGGACAAGGGCGCGAAGTCGACGTGGAAGGAGTATTACGAGCCGGACGAGATCTCGAACGTGCAGCACGCGATGAACTGGTTCTTTAAGCCGGGCGACGCCTTCTGGTCGGAGTGCCAGAATGCTCCCAAGCCAGCCGAGGACATCCCGCTCGACGCACTCACCATGGATGAGATCGCGAAGAAGACCAACAACCGGCCCCGCGCGGAGGTGCCGATCAGCGCGACACACCTCACCGCGTTCATCGACGTCCAGCAGAAGCTGCTGCCCTGGGTCGTGTGCGCGTGGGACGACGACTTCACCGGATACGTCATCGACTACGGGACGTTCCCCGACCAGCGAAGAACTCACTGGACGTTAAGGGACGCCAGGAAGACTCTCGAGGCCGAGTTCCCGCGGACGGGCTTCGAGGGGTCGATCTATGCGGGCCTTAAGGCCGTCTCCGACGAGCTTCTCGGGCGCGAGTGGGCCCGGGAAGCGCGGGGAGTGATGAAGGTCGAGAGGTGTCTGATCGACGCGGGTTGGCCGAAGGTGACGGACCTCGTCTACGAGTTCTGCCGGGAGTCGGACCACGCCGTCGTGGTGATGCCGTCCCACGGGCAGTATATCGGCGCCCGCTCGAGGCCCTGGCACGAATACAGCCGGAAGCCGGGTGAGCGCCTGGGGCACCACTGGCGGATCCCGAGCATCGAGGGCAAGCGGGCGGTCAGGCACGTCCTGATCGACACGAATTATTGGAAGACCTTCGTCCACGCGAGATTTCGCGTGGGCCTGGGCGACCGCGGGTGTCTCAGCCTCTTCGGCCGGAAGGCCAACCTCCACGCCCTCTTTGCCGAGCAGCAGACGGCCGAGTTCTCGGTGAGGACGTCGGGGAGAGGGAGGGAGGTCGACGAGTGGGAGCTGAAGGCCCACCATCCCGACAACCACTGGTTCGACTGCCTCGTCGGCTGCGCGGCGGCGGCGAGCATGCAGGGGGTCTCGATGATCGGCCACACGGCCGTCCGCCGAAAGCGCAAGACCTACAGCCTGAAGGATCTCCAGGAGAAAAAGAGACCTTAACCACAGAGGACGCACACAAAAAAACCGGCGCAATAATTGGAACACCTGGTGTGAATGGGCAGAAATGACTCTCGGGCTTTCGGATTCCTGAGCAGAGGATACGCAGATCGCAGTGGATTCTCAATGGCCCCACGCAAGACCTATTCATTATATGATCACGCGGGCGGGAGGGACGCCGACGATCACGGCCTCGTCTGCTCGCGCTGTGGCTGCCGGCATTTCCGGGTCGTCGAGACCCGCCGGGGCCCGGGCGACCGGATCACCCGGCGGCGGGCCTGCCGTCACTGCGGCCGTCGCATAACGACACATGAGCGTGCCGTCGGACAGTGAATCTCCACCCTTACCCCTACATGTAGTGGTGAATTTCGGTTAACCCGATTTTCTCCTTGACCGCCCATGAGAATATAGGGTTCACTTGATTCGGAAGCGCCTCCCCGTGACGACGGGGAGGGTGCCTGGTTGAGCCGACGTGAAGGCCGTGCAGGAGGCCTGCACCTTCTGCACGGCCTTTTTCGTCGGCGGGGAGAAGGACGCAGGGTGGCCAAACGGTAAGGCGCCGGGCTCATATCCCGGAGACGTGGGTTCGATTCCCGCCCCTGCTACCAGATTGAGGGGGAAGAGACATGTCGAAGGACCTCAGCTCGGACATCGCCGAGAACGCCGTCGCGCCCAAGCGGGTGACGGGGGATTCGGGGTCGATGGAGATGCACCCCATCGCCGATCAGATTGCCGCCCATCGGTTCCTCGCCGAGACGGACAACGCCGACAAGCCCGGTCTCGGGCTGCGTTTCCGCAAGCTGAAACCCCCCGGAGCGTGACATGCCGAAGGCCGCCGCGTCATCCCGAACGAAGACGCCCGCACGGAGGATGGTCTCTCTGGCCGATAGGCAGGCGGAGGGCGTCCCCCGTCACGGCCGGGCGCTCCGCGCCCGCTACGACGCGGCCCAGGCCACCGACAACTACGCGAACTGGTGGCTCGCCGCCGATCACAAGTCGGCCGACGCCGCCGCCTCGGCCTCCATCCGGAAGACCCTGCGCAGCCGGGCGAGATACGAGATCGGCAACTCCCCGTTCGCCAAACGCATCATCAACGTCCTCGCACGCGACGTCATCGGCACCGGCCCCCGCCTCCAGATGCACCTCGACGACGAGGCCGCCAACCGGATCGTCGAGAGGGAGTTCACCACGTGGAGCCGGGCGATCAGGCTCGCGATGAAACTGCAGGTCGCCCGGAAGGCGAAGGCCGGCGACGGCGAGGCGTTCCTCTTCCGCGGTGAGAACCTCGGCCTGCCCTCGGACGTCGTGCCGCTGGACGTCGCCCTGATCGAATGCGACCGGGTCACCACGCCCGTTTACATCCAGATCACGGCCGGGAAATCGACGGTCGACGGGATCGAGTTCGACACGTGGGGCAACCCCGCATGGTATCACGTCTTGAAGACGCATCCCGGCGCGACCTTCACGAGCCTCACCCTGCAATACGACCGGGTGTCGGCCGACAACCTGACCCACTGGTTCACTCCCGAGCGCCCGGGCCAGCACCGCGGCGTCCCCGAGATCACCGCAGCCTTGACGCGCCTGGCGGAATTCCGCCGCTGGACCAACGCGGTGATCGACGCGGCCCAGAACGCCGCACACCTCGCGATGGTCTTCGAGAGCACCAGTCCCCTCTCCGAGGACGATGAGATCCCGAAGCCCCTCGAAGTCGTCGAGCTCGAACGCAACGCCGTCACCGTCGCCCCATTCGGCCATCACCTCGGCCAGATGAAGCCCGAGCAGCCGCCGGCCACCCACCGCGCCTTCACCCGGGTGATCCTCACGGAGATCGGCGCGTGTTTCGAGATGCCCTACAACATCGCCGTCGGAGACTCGTCCGAATACAACTATGCCTCGGGCCGGCTCGACCACCAGTCCTACTTCAAGAAGATCCGCGACGAGCGGGCCGACTGCGAGTCGGTCATCCTTGATCCGCTGCTCAAAGACTTCATCGAGGTCGGCCGGCACGGCTTCACCGGTCTCGACGCCGACGCCCTGCTCAAGGACTGGAGGAGGCACACGTGGGAGTGGGACGGGGACGAGCACGTCGACCCCGACAAGGAGTCGAAGGGCCAGGAACGCCGGCTCAAGATCAAGACCACCAGTCCCCAGCGCGAGTGCGCCAGGGGCGGGGCGAACTGGGAAGAGGTGCAGGACGAGAACCTCACGGCCGAGTTCCGCGAACGCAAACAGCGCCTGGAGCTCCAGAAGAAGTTCGGCCTCTCCGACGAGGACATGACGAAGACCGAGGCGGCCAGGCCGAAAGACCCGCGCGGGCGGCCCGAGAAGGACGACGAGGACGCCGGCGACGCCGAGGCCCTGATCGAAGAGAAGATCGAGGAAACTCTGAAGCGGAGGTGACACATGCCGATGCCCAAACCGAAAAAGGGCGAAAAGGACTCGAAGTCCGCCGCGGCGACCACCTACAACTGCCAGTGCATCAAGTGCGGCCACACGCTCACCTCGACGCAGCACTGTAATGACCTCAAGTGTCCGAAGTGCGGCGGGCAGATGCGCCGAGCCGAGCGCCCGGGGCCCGGCCAGGGCTCGGCCGTGCCTGACCTCGCCGCGCGGGGCTCCGACGCCTTCTACTTCCCCACGACCTCCGTCGAATTCATCGCCGCGGCGGCGGGAGACGACGAGGAGAAACTGCCCCGCTTCGAGATCCTCGCCTACACGGGGGGAGCCCTGAAGCTCGCCGACTGGTTCTACCCGGTCGTCCTCGACCTCTCGGGCGTCTCCCTGAGAGAGCAGGGGGTGAAGATCCGGTTGAACCATGACCCCGACAAGAGGCTCGGGCACGGCACGGCCAGGATCAGCGCCCAGAGCCTGAAGGTCTCGGGCGTCGTCAGCTGCACCGGGGCCCTTGCCGACCAGGTGATCGCCGATCACCGGAACGGCTACCCCTGGGAGGCGTCGGTCGGGGCCCGGGTGGACGTGAGGGAATACGTCGCTGAGGACGGCGTGGGCGAGGCGAACGGCCAGCAGTGGGAAGGGCCGGTGATCATCGCGCGGAAATCAACCCTCTTCGAGGTCAGTTTCGTCGACGTCGGGGCGGATAACAACAGCAAGGTCAATATCGCGGCGACGGCCGCCCCCCTGAAAGGAGGACTGACGATGGAGTTTGAAAAATGGCTCGAGGCCAAGGGCGTGAAGCTCGAGGACCTGAGCGAGGAGCAGAAGACGTCCCTGCGGGCCGAGTTCGACGCGGAGACGGCGGCCGCCGAGGCCGGGGCCGGCGAGG